AGCCGTGCGGACTGCTTAATCTTATTTAGTCGGCAATAATTCATAAACCTGCCATCTGGTGCTCGCAAATCATTCGAGTCAATCATGGTAAATCCATCTAACACCTCACGCCTAATCAAGAGACACCCCATGCAACCGCCAGACATCTCTATCGTCTTTCCCCAGAGAGTCTTTACCTGATTCCACGACATCACATCACCATTCTTTCGTATATTTGGGACAGGTACACCATGTCTTAGTGCGTACAATCCGCTAACAATAGGTGTCTGTACTTCTAAGAGTTTCTTTAGTGCATCTCTTGGTGGCACGGTGTCTGATTCTACAATCCACACCGCTTCATACCCATCACGCAAAACAATTTGACGCATCTTTTCATAAGCATGCTGCATATTTTTATACGCACCCTTTATCTCGTCAGTATAAGGGTTGTCGTGAGCAAGCCAGATGTCAAAAAATTCAACCCCTTCTTGTCTCGCAACGGCTTCTATGACTTGACTTTCAAGCCGTCCGTATGGTATAAAGCAAAGAATCTTCATTCTTGTTCCAATGTCTCGTCTTGGTTTTTTTTTACTACTACCAATTCAGTCTTGCCCGTTTCATCCGTTCCACCTTCTATGGTTTCAACTTCAACCATAATTCCCGCATTAATCAAACTTTCACACCAAACGATGTTTTGAAGAGTGAGTGTAACTACCTCACCTTGAGAATAAGAACAATCCTTGCCAGCACAACTTTCCGTGATAATGTATTGCTGATTGATTTTCATTTAAGTTCCTTTTAATATCTATCTGAGGGGAATCTATATCGGCTCCCCTCAAAATAGACTTACCAGTTATGCTGATGGATGCACTAAATGTTTAAATGCTTCTGTCTGTGTTGCAGCTGCACCAATACGCATCGAAGCAATGAATCCGATTTGACCTACATCTGCGAATCGTTCATTGAGTCTGCGAATCTGGAATCCCTTGTTTTCCACAATCATGTAATACTGCCAGTTGGCAAACAATACCGACTTTTGACTTGCAGCAACCGATGCCATTGCATCAGAATTGAATACACGATTACTTCCAATCAATGTCGTCAAACCCGTACCACCAGCCGTGCCTTGCGGAGTTTGCACGAACAGAAATGGGTTACCTGTCAACTTACGAATGATAGCTTCGGTTGCACCCTCCATCACCCAAACCGCACCGTCTCTGTACGGTTGTGTCAAGGAATAGTATAAATCCATTGGCTCACCTGCAGCGATAGTTGTAGCTGATGCTGCCGTCTTACCAGCCCCAGAGGCAACTACAGCTCCCTGCGGTTGACCAGAACCCGTGCCAACTAACAATAACGTATTCTCAAGAACTGCGAATGCACGAGCAATGCGATCGGCGAGGAATGGCTCAATATTTGCTTTATTATCATTCAATAACTCCTCACTAACTTTGTGCATCCGAGTATATTTATATACCGTGACTGCAACTGTGTCGAATGGCTCAATAGCGTTCATGTCATAGGATGTGCTCGTTGCGCCTTGTGATTCCGCTGTCAATATAGGTGCACCTTCTCGTACCCCTTCAATCGGAATATCTACAATCTTCAATGATGTTTGAAGCACCGTAGCCCCTGCCAGACGAGCGATAGACTGCTCATCACGTTTGGCTACGATTTGAGTATAGAAGTCATGAGGCACTGTGACCAATCCCTGCTCATTATCGGCTTCATTCAAAATGACATCGGCTTTGACTGCCCCAATGTCCCCTGTTCGCATATAGTACCAAAACGCTTTCATTTCTGAATCACCGCGTCTAGTTTTCAGATTCAGGTTGGGTGCGCCAGCCTCCACTCCGCCCTGATTCACCGATGGAGCTGATTTCATTGCCTCTTGAACAAGCGCTCGGATATTCTCTTCCATCTCTTGCTGCGCTTTAAGCTGCTTTGCTTTCTCGTCGTTTTGAGCCTTGATTTCACTCGCAACCTTGTCAAACACTGCCGTCACCATATTGGGCTTCGGTGTGATTTGTGTATCATTCTCTATTGCCATTGCTTTATTCTCCTTACTTGTATCAGTTGTTTGAGCCGATTCTGGCTCTACTTGAAACTTTGTTGTTTGTAAACTTTTGATTGCTACCACTGAAGTTCTTGGTTCTGCTGGCGTGGGAGTCAGTGAAGCATCCAAACCTAACGCCCATGATAAAACCTTTTGCGCTCTACCCCTCTTCTCACGTCTTACAAGATGCGGCGCTGTTCCACTCGACCATCCCAGCTTGCCTTGTTTAGCCATTTCATGTATTGCCTTCTCATATTGGTCTCGCATATCAAGTTGTGCCTCTAACCACACCCCAACTTCATCTATTTTCATGTTACCCCTACCGATTGTCTTGTTCCCAATTGTCGTGTCCATTCCGTGATGATACAAAATTGGCGTCGTGGTGTGATTTCCGAAGTCTGTTTCTTTCGTGAAGAAATCCCCCGTAAGGTCTGGACTTGACTCGCTTGAAAATAAAACTAAGTAGCCTTCTACCTTCCCGTTGTCTTTTGCCTTCACTTCTGTCCCATACGAAATGAGAAAGTCCGATTTGACGGGGACGTATTCTTTTTCAACTTTCACCCATTTATCCTTATCAGCGAATGTAATATCATCCCCATCGGTTGAATATGAGACCCTATATATTTCCTCCCCGAATTGGCATATCACGTATGAATCAAAAACTTCGAGAACATAACCATAACTTGATTCCTGCGGTTTGTTGTATGCCTCTCTAAACGAATCGTGTACAGCACTAATTTTATCTGAGAGACTCTCTGCTTTTGTACTCTTTGGTAGCTCAACCCCCTCTTCCTTATACAATGCCTTTAATTGCTTCACCGCTTCCTGTTTTCCCTCACCACGATATACGCTCCCATTATATCCTTCGTGTAGTGCTTGCCAAGAGGCATCCATGAGAGACTTTACTACATCATCGTTCTCATTCCTGACTCGTAAGAGCCAAGTCTCTGGCTTCTTGCTATCACCAACAATCAGATATGCACTTGATGGATAAGTTTTTGTACCTTCTTTTTTAGTCATCATTCATTCCCTTCTAAAATTGTTAGTCCTTTAGACCATGCCTTTATTTCATCGTCGTCGAGTTCATCAAATTCAACCGCCTTCATACCTCTCGAATATCCAAGTTGTTTCATGTGCGATTGGATTTCCCTGCTCATATTATGCACTTTGCGAATAATCTCATTGTCGTTTTTACTATGACGTGCACCCGCTTTGATTGCATCTTCAACAACCTCATTTATACCAATTGGCTTTTCTTCTACTTCCGCCTTCGTAAATTCAACGTATGTTACCTCATTCTTCTTGAGCCACTTCTTCGCCTCATCTGCTGTAAATAATTCTGAATCGAATTCATAAGACTGCACTATCGCCTTATCTTTACCGTGTGCTATACCCATAACAGCCTTGATGCCCTTGCTACCACTAAACCAATTCACTTCTTTAGCCTCAACGCTTTGAAACTCTTTAGCGTTGATTATCTTGGCTACGTGGTTCATTTTATCGGAAACACTTTCTGCCCGTTGACAGGCTTGATAATGGCTTGTTTTTGAATCACAAGAATTTGGGATGCTACCAATTCACCGTTCCTACGAAGTTCTTGAAAGGCAAGCTCGCAATTATACTTCTTCAGCACTGTGTCAATTTCAGACATACACTGAGCTGCTATATTAGGCTGTTCATTCATTGTCTGATTATACTTCCGTCGGGGGATACCATCTGCTTCCCGTTTACAGGTACTAATGGCTCAGACTTGGCTTTGTTTTTTAAGTCCTCTTCAATTATCCGCATTGCCTCTTCGCTCAAATCAAAACCAAGAATATCAAACGCTGCCATGAGTGGCGTGCCCGCATTAACGAGGTCAACCAGTGACTGCGCTCTAACGGTCTCCTCCATTTGATACTCAGACATTTCCTCTGGGTCAAATTCAATGTGTTGACCATATTCTCTAAGCAGTGGATTTAATATGCGTTCATAATATCTGCATCTCGGAATGATTGTGGTATCTAGGAAGGCTCTGTAGTGTGCCTCTGTCTCAGCTCTGTTTGCACCTTGACCAAGTAAAACCGACTTTTGAATATCAAATGCGTTGGCGACCTCGTTTTCGGTGTGAGTGTCTATCTTTTCAAACTCAAATGATTTCAATTCAGGCGTCAACTTTTCGATCTTAATATCATTAGTGACACCTAAGACCCGTGCGCCAAGTACCTTCTTTAGTGCATTGAGACGCTCCCTGAACCAGTTCTGCACCCTATCACGCTCCGTATCAAGTGTGTTCTTATCCATCATCACCATTGTAACTGGTATAGCATCCGCCCCAAAGAATGAGGCGAGAAAATCTGTTGTGCTGTTAGAAATCTGAGCAGCACCAAGAGCTACCTGTGTAGCGGAGACGCCGGGATAAATATCGGTCGTAGGACTAAACTCTCGCAAATATAGAAAGTCATCGAGTGTCCAATAACCGGTCTTTGGGAATCGCTCACCCGTGAATGTCTCCTGCCAGATGTAGAGTTCCCCGTCCCGATAATTAGACATCACGGTAAAGGGGTTCAACCATTGCAAACCCCTCTGACCTGAGACACGACCGCTTATCTGGAATGAGTTTTTAAGTTTTAAGATATACGCAGCACCTTTTAAGAGTAGTGCCGCCTCTGATAACCAAAGGAAATCCTGAATCTTCAGTGAATCATCAAAAATATAAGAATCAATCTCTTTTCTTGTCTTGCCATCGCCTTCGTAGATATGCAACGGAACTCTAATAAGTGAATTACAGCGCAACCGTAACGCACGGAAAATCAATGGTACTCGTGAATACGCCTGTTGCTCATTCGTGATACGGGCTTTTTTAGACCATGAATTTTCATTATCCGCCCAAGGTATCGTAACTATTGCTTTAATTTCTCTACTGTTCATTCTTTCCTATAAATTTAAAAAGGCGAACACTGCCTGAGAATTTAATCCCAGAAACAATGCTCGCCTCTTGTAAAGGTGGAGCTTGGTCTAACTTATTTTAATGGTCACTTTTAGTTGCCGCCTCACGTTCCTCACGCTGCTATCTTCCAAGCACGGGATACCGCAGGGGCGGCAACATGGTAAAAATTAGAACATCAAATCAACTTCGGACGTAGCATAAAGCAGTACCTGTGAGAGTAAACTGATGAACAATCTGTCCGCATACAACTTGGTCGCCAATTCTCCATTCCCCTTTTTATGTGACACCAATTTCATTACAAAATTTCTATCAGCAAACACTTTCATTGCATCCTCTCTGTTTGCCTTGATGCTAAATAATCCTTCGCCCATATATGGACTATTCAATACTTCGGTCATTGCGCTTCTGAAAATGCTAATAGTTTCTCTTGCTCATAATGCGGATGGGGGTCGAACTTCACAATTCTGCCATTATGTATCACAACCTCAAGCCGTCCGTAGCCATGTGTACGTATCGCTCTAAATTTATGTATCATTTCCATTTCAAAATTACTAAGATGTGCCGTATTCAGATATTCGATGTCGGGCATTTATTTTATTAACCTTGACGCCAGCCAAAAGCAAGAACATCCGAGAACCAAAAGGAATATGATTAACAGTACAGTCATTGCCAAGAATATAAAAACAATCTCAGTAAAAAGAAAGTATTAATCAAAGTAGTTTGTCTTTATCGAGTTTGAACGAACCCAAGCGACTATCCTCTCGCTTCTTTAGAATCTTATTAGCTCTAAGAATAAAGTAAAATGCCGATAAACCGAGCAATATTAACAGAATCCAGAACATTATACCTCTAATCTCATGTGAGAACCCCGCTACCAGTCCTGTTGTGTTGTAAACAAGCTAGTTGAGTATCCTCGCAGTCTCTGTATTTGATAGGCGGTTTTCCCAAACCATTTTTGAATTGACTCTATCATGCGTCAAACAATATTCGTGTACCACGACCCATGACCTCAATCTCGTAAGTGTCAAGTCCATATCGCAGACAAGAGATCAAATGGTCTTTAAACTTGATGGGTTCTGGTCTGCCTCTCGAATCGACAAAGATTTCTCCTCCCCTGTCTCTCTTCCATGCGTAAGTCTGAAGTTCAGAAATTAAGTTTGTACTTCTCTTTGTCACGTGGAGTTTATATTTCTTGACCGTCTGGATGCTATGGTTGACTGAGTCCGCCCCCTTGACGCAAGGGAGAATGTTGTATCTTGACCGGCTCTCTCGTTCATACTGTGAGATTTCTTCGATTGACTTCGGCTCTGCCGAGTCAGCGATAATGTAGGCGTGGGGATATCTCACTTGGCTATCCATCCGTTGACAGAGTTGTGCATTGGTTAGTCTCTGCTCATATAACTTCTCATCCAGCCAAACTTCGTTTCCCTTGATGTTAATTTCCAGAAGAGCGGCGGGTGAGGTTACAAATCCGAAATCTAAACCGTAAAGAGTTTCCTCGACATCGTCGGGAACTTCATCCACCAAATCCCAATTGGAAAATATAATTTCCTTGCGCCTGCCTATCTCACCAAGTCCATATATCGTCCAGTAATTTTCATCTTGTGTTTGTAACGCTTCGATTGCCGAGACAATTCTTTGATCGAGGTATGGATTGTCTTTATACGTGGAGTGGATCACTTGGCAATCGGATTGTGTGAACAGCTTATCATACATCCAATGTTGTTCATCGGACGGATTAAAGTCTCCATATATCTGTCCCTTGGTTCGGATTTGTAATTGATGCCAGTCCTCCCATGATAACTCGTTCATTTCATTGCACCACAACAGCTTTCTTTTCCGTCCTCGTACACGCTGTGGCTCATCTACACCGAAGAACTCAATTTCGTTGCCGTGAAGCGTGTAAATATGGTCGCTCATGTTATGATTTTCTTCATGATACAAACTATATTGCTTCAAGAGGTCGAAGAAGTCCCGCTCAGCAGTATGTGTCAGTGATGCTTTAGTTTTACGCACCACCGAATACACTTGACCTGTTTCTGTATGAGCCAAAATAATAAATAACTGCGCAAGTGAAATTGTCTTACTCGACCCCGTACCTCCCTTGTTGACCGTAACCCGATACTTAGATTGGAGATTGCGAGTGAAGACATTTGTAATTGTAAAACCAATTTGATGTATAACCAGTAAGGCTTGAGCCTGAGCTTCGCTAAGATGCTTCTTAAATTCTGCGGCGAGGGTTTTAGTTTTCTTTTCCGTTTCCATTGGTGGGCTTTAATTCATCAAATTCCTCTTGCTTGTCTGAGGTTATGATATTATTTGTTTCAAGCAACATGGACAGAGTTTTTTTAAGTTTGTCATCGGTTGCAAATATCTCAGCCAAAAATTCAAATGGATTTTGTACCAATGACTCACCATCTGAGGTAACATCAACTGCCTGCGCTGGTTTCCCTATTGTGTGCTCAACAAGAGCGATAAGAGCTTTTACGTTTGGTTGCTCTCTGTAAACCTTATGAGTGATCTTATCCTCCATCCAAATTCCTCTTGATAATTCCGCAAGAAGTTGGAATTGTTCTTTCAGTGGAATGACTGATTCAATGATGGCGCGAACTTCGTCACGTGAGCGATTCAGTGACCCCTTCGGTCTGCCACTGCCAGTGCGTTTGCCACCCACTGCTTTGATTTTTTCAGAATTGTTTATCACAGCTTCCATTGGGCAAATAAACAAAAAGGAAATGAGAAAAGAAAGAGTTTTGAGAAATATATTTTTAGCTCACCTCCAGCCTACCCGCCTGAACTTAGCTTTCCCTGCTCTCTGCTTCCGCTCTTTTGTTCGTGATTCAGAGTGATAAAATGAATTTGAGATGCTTATTTCATCCCAAATTAAGCCTTTTGTCAGCTTGACATGAGGGTAGTGCTGCTCCAAACCAGACAATAGTTGGAGTAAGGCGAATACATTCATCAAGAACAGATTGTGGTGGTATTGTGCTATCCCATTCTGCGAAACTTTGATGCCATACGGAATACTATCAATCCATACCAACTTTGTTTCCAGTGTTATGTGTTTCTTCCGTAGGTCTTTTAGATTATTTGGCTTCTCACTCGATGTACCCATTGGAGGAAAGTAGTCTTTTTGTTGTGAGGTTTCTTTATTGTAGTAAGGCTTAATCATTCTCTATTTCTACCTTATACCGCAGCTTAACTCATAGCTATTACACCCTTCCCCGCAGATTATCCACAAAGAACCATCACTATTGCTGCAAGCGCATTTATCGGGAATACCGGTGATGATGTACTTAGTGCTTCCACAAATGAATTCACAGGTTTTACTTCCCGTGCAAGTTGTTCCCTGCGGAATGGGTAAGCCGTTAGTTCTTCTCGTTGGTGCTTTATCGAGATCGGAATACAACATATCTTGCGGTAAGTCCTCTACCGAGATACGTTTAATATCAATTAGACATATCCGTAACGGATAAGATGCCATAGATTTGAATTCATTTGTTGGACTTTCAGATATAATCTCGGAATAGTCAAGCTGAACAAAATTCATAAGTTCTGCGCTCGCTGGTGAGTTATATACCTTCTCGTCTGTGCTACACTTCTGAATCGTGAACGTGATTCCCACTATAATCAGAAATATAGCAAATAGATATGTGATGTGTTGTTTCATGGTGTTATCCCTTTTTGTTTATGAATGATTTCTCTTTTTTTAAGAGCTACTACTACCTTACTAACGGGTATATTATAATATCTCGATAGTTGACGATAAGCGTCTTTCTTCTTTTCTCTCGGCATGAAA